TGTTTAGGTATTCTAATATTGCTTCTAGCTCTTGTAATTGGTTGAAACGTTGTTCAACTATACCCGGCATTGATGCCGAAGCTCTTTCAACATTACCTTTTATTTTGCACTCCAACCTTGCTTCTTGCAACTCACTTTCGTAAAATGCAATAGCTTTTGGAATGTTGCTAATGTCTCTAGCAATATCAGAATACCATCCCATTAGTAATCGTCCTCGTTATCAAACGAATCTTCGTCGGCTTCTTCTTCTAGAAAATACCCAATAGCTTTATCTAAGTTATTGTCAGAACCTAACGCATCTCTAAATGCTTCATCACTTGTACCCAAGTCAGCACATAGATCAACATACTTTTCAGCAATAGTTTCTATATGTTTCTTATCAAGATACTCTTTGAACACTTGCCAAACTTCTATAACTGTTGAACCTGATTCCAATTTATTCTCCTTAGTTTTAATACTGCTACTTATACAAAAAGTAGTTAGCTATTAGCTACCTCTGCCTCATCGGTTTCGACTACAGCTTCTTCAACTGTTTCAACTGCTTCAGCAATGTTGGTCCAGTCCATCATAATTGTGTCAAGAGCGTCACCGCCTGCTTCCCACACTTTACGATATTCTTTTACTTCATTACCTTTAGAATCAGTATACCTTAGTCTGTTACCGTCTTTGACAAGTAAACCTTTTTTCTCAAACAAGTCAACCAATCCACTGTATGGATTCATACCTGTTTCATAAGGAATCTTAACTTGTACTCCTTCAAAAGGTTTTGCATAACGAGTTTTCATAACCTTACAGCCTGCACGGATACCCATAACTTGACTGATCTTGTTACCATCTTCGTCTTCTTTTAGCTTCAACTTTTTCATTGCAACAACAATACTTGATGCATAGATAAAGCCTTGTCCACCCGATATCTTATCATCTGGATCAAACATATCTTGTGAAGCGTATGTGTGATTAGTACAAACTAATCCTACATTACAACTACCAATCATGTTAACAGTATTACGGACTAATGAAGTTAGTGCTTTAGGCTTACGACCCATATCACCTTTCATATCACCCTTGTTAAACTGATCAACATCAGTAGGTGTTAGCAACATACCCAACGAGTCAACTACAAACAATACCTTAGGACGATCTTCTTCATCCATAGCACGATAGTCTGTAATAAATGTTGAGATAGTTTTTGCTACATCGTCAATCATTGACATGTTTAGCTTGAGAAGTTTCTCTGGGCTAGTGTCAACTTGTAGAGCTTGTAGCCAACTCTCATCAAGTGCGTTCTCTGAGTCAATTAGTACTACAAAGATACCTTGATCTTGTGCGTGTTTTACAACGTTACCTGAACAGAAATAACTCTTACCTGCTCCTGATTCGCCTGCAAACACAGTAACCTTACCTAGCGGAACACCTTTGTGAAAGTCGCCACTAATAAGATAGTTAAGTGCATATGATCCTGTTGAAATCCAATCAGTAGGATCGTTGAATCCTGTACTCATGCCTGAGATACTCTTAGTTAAGTCCTTACGGAACTTACTAACATCAAATGATTTAGCCATATTATTCTCCTATCTAAAAAGCATAATGGGGGATTTCTCCCCCACTAGATTTGTTAACCCTGACGACTTCTAATCATTGCTAGAATGTCTTGTGCATTGCCACCTTCTGTAGGTGCCGCTGCCGGTGCTGCTACTGGAGCAGGTGCCGCTTCGGGTGTTGGTGTTGGCGCTGGTGTTGCCGCTGGTGCTGCCGGAGCACTTTGGCTAACAGCCGTTGCTTGTGGAGAAGCTGCTACTGTTGGATCGCCAGTACGTGCTTGCATACCAGCTGGACGGAAGTATTGACTCCAACGATCCGGATCGTATGCTTCGCCATCTACTGATGCCTCAAACATTTCTTGCATTACTTTTTGTTCCACTTCACCTGGCTTTTTAGGTAGGAAGTCATTTAGATTAAACAGTCCATGTGTATTGACTGCGTTCATTTCGCTATCGCTTAATGGACGATCTCTACGTGCCCAATTACTTGTGCCATAGTCTGCATATCCGCCTTTGGATGTTTTGTTAAGACGGAAATCTACACCTGCTGTCATATCAGTTGGCAATTCTTCCATATCCGGATCCATAAGAGCCGCTTTAATGATTTGAAAGATTTGTGGTCCAATAATAAATCTACGAATTGGATTCTCAGGTGCCTGATCATCAGCTAACGGGTTGTCTGTAACAAACCCTTGGAAGATGTATGAACGTTTCTTCCAATACTTACGACCCATGTCTTCTAGACTTGAATCTTTAAACCAACCACGTACTTCGTTAAGAATATTACATGTATCGCCGTACATTTCCATACATGGAATTTGTACTTGTACAGGACGTGAGTCAGTTTGACCTTTAATACCTGCAAATGGAAGTTTGATCATCAAACGTTCTTTCCAAAAGAAAGTGTTGTCTTGATCGCCATCAGGTAAGAAACGCATCGTTGCTGATTCGCCTTCCTTGATATTCCAAAATGGGTAAATTGGGTTTGGACCTTGTGGTCCGCGGTTTCCACCTCCGCTGTTTGCTTCTTGCTCTTTGAGCTTTGCACGGATTTCTGCTAATGATGCCATAGTTAATGCCTCCTATAAATGCCTATGTCTGTTTTGTAGCTACATTGCTACGTTGTGCCTATTACAA